CGATAAGAAGTGGTGTTGTAAAAAAGAACTTAAAAATATATAAGTATGTATGTTTATAATATGGAAAATGTGGTGATTTTTGTTTTTACTTGTAAAAAATATGAAGAATCAAGAGGAAAAAGAATAGAAAGAAGTTGGGGGAATAAAGAAAATGTAGTTTTTATAACAGATAATCGAAATTCGTGTTTAAAAAATCATATTTATTTAGGTCCATATAGAGAATTTTCTATTCATCCAGAAAGTATGATAAAGATGTTTAAAGAATTTCTAGAAAATTATTCAAATAATGATTGGTTAATGATAATAGATGATGATAGTTATTTATGTATAGATAAATTAAAAAAATATTTAGAATTTCAAGATAAAGATGATTGTTTAATGATAGGAGATTATTTAAATTGGGTGTCAAATCCAAAATACAATTATGATTTAACATATGATCATTGGATAGGGGGTGGTCCAGGAATAGTATTTACGAAAAAATGTATTTTAACTCTTTTAAAATTAAGTAATGAATATAAAGGTCCGATTACAAATCATGATCATTGGTTACATTTATTATTTTTATCAAGTGATAAAAAATCAATAAAAAGAATACATTGTTGCGGTTTTCATCAATCAATAAAACATATAAGTGAAGAAGAATTAAATAATAAATCTAAAAATTTATTAATATCAATTCATCTACAACATAATATGGATTTATTAGACAAATTTCATAAATTATTTGAAGATAATTCGACATAAATTTACCACGATTATGCTGCTGATTTTTTGTAACTCGTATCTGATTATGTTACCGATTTCCACGCTTCTATTAAAAGGGGGTATTGAGAGAAGATTAACAAGGATATCGAGAGAAGATTACAGAATATATTGAGAGAAGATGATAGAATATATCGAGAGAAGATTAACGGGGATATGGAGAGAAGATAGGATATATGGTATAATCAACCCATAATTAAATATGAAATAAATATGTTTGTGATATTAATTATAATTTTTTTTAGTTTTGGGAAAGAAGTTTGAGAGAAAATAAATTAATATATTTGCGAAAATGAACTTAAAGAAAACTCGGCATAAATTCGCGCGTAATTTTGAGACGATTATGCTGTAATTTTTTATCACTCGTAAAAGCTTTCCCCACTCATTCCCGTCTATCTATAAAAAGGGGTAAATTTAAAGGTTTAGCTTCTCTCAATATTTATAATAATATTTTGAAATGATATTATTATAATTTTTTTTATGAGGATTGGCGGGTGTATTGAGAGAAGATTGTAGGGTATGTATCTATCCACCCATTATATTTTTCTCTCGAAATAATTTTAAAATAGGAAAAAAAATCTTTTTATTTATAAAAATAAAACTAATTTATAATATGTTTGTAATATTATTATCACTACTAAGTTTAGTTTCACCTATATTAGGACCTTTAAATGCTCGGATAAATATATTACATCATAGATTATCTACAGAAAATATGACAGAATTAGAGTATGCAATGGTAAATGATAGATTAACAATACTAATGTTAAAACGTGCGTATCATTTAAGAATGGTTCATGATATGGATAATAAAGAATATATGTATATACCAGATAATGAAATATCTTTCAAAATTTGATGTGGGGTTTCTCTCAAAATTTGGCGGGAAGTTTCTCTCAAAATTTGGCGGGAGGTTTCTCTCAAAATTTGATGTCAGGTTTCTCTCGAAATTTGGCGGGGGTTTTCTCTCAAAATTTGGCGGGGGTTTTCTCTCAAAATATAAGGTGTTATTATTCACATATATGATGTTAAAGTTTCTCTCAAATTATAATTTATATTATTCTTGTTTTTTGTTGGATTTTGCAGTGAATTTTTTGTTACTCAAATCCATTTTTTACACCGATTTCCGACTTGCTATTAAATAAGGGAAAATAGGGTGAAAATTTAAAAGTGGATTTTTGAGAGAAAATTAAATAATATATGGAGGAAAATGGTTTAAAGGAAGGTTGGCGTGTTCATATTTTTATTATATTTTATATAAGGGTCTATCAACCCATAATATTTTATTGTGATTAGCAACCCATTTTCTCTCGAAACTATTTTAAAACCCCGAAAAAAATGACATAATTTTCACAATCAAATATTATTATAATTAATAATATATATAATGGCAACCAGAAAATTTAGAAGAAATAATAAAAAAAGAACTATGAAAGGTGGTTCTAGCATAGATAATAAAATAGAAAATAATATAAAAGAAGTAAGTGAATTACTAAAAAAATTAGTAGACAATTTTGAAACATCAATGGATATTATTATCAAGAATGAATATCATAGTAAAAATAAAAAACCGTGGTTAGAATATTGGAATAATGCTATTAATGAAGCATCTAATATATTAAATATAATAAATGATATAATAAAAACATTAGAAGATGAAAAAAAATATCATATAGAAAATTTGGCCAATAATAATAATATTGATTATTCTAAGTATTTAAATAAATATAATAATATTAGACAATATAATACTGAGATAGAACTCACAATAAAATCATATAGAAATTTGAAAATGTTTATATCTTATATATTTAAAGACTTAAAAAATCATTTAAATGATTATATACAATCAAATAAAAGAAATGAATTAATGGAAGAGATGATAGACTATAAAAAATATTTTCCTATAATATTAAAGGATATATCAGATATAGGTAATGAAATAACTTATGTACGTATTGAAAAAATGAAAACAGCACGTGAAAATGCTGATATAGGTGGAAAAAAGAAAACAAAGAAAACAAAAAAAAGAAAAGGAAAAAAAGCGAGAAAAAGTCGTGGTCGTAAATAAGTGATCAGCAACCCATTTTTCTCTCGAAACTATTTCATAACCCCGAAAAAAATGAAATAATTTTCGCAATCGAATATTATTTCAATTTATATTCAAATAAATATAATTACAAAAAAATTGAGAAAAAATATTAAAAGTAAATTACAATAGAAATATAAGAATATCAAAAATAATAATGAATAATTCTCAAGCAATATTTATAGATACAATTTCAGGAATAGCAACTGAAATGCATAATGATGCATTTAAATATATAAGAGAAGCAAAAGAAGATATAGAAAGATCAATAATTGCCAAAAATAATTCAGATAAACTTAGTGAAATAGAATACTCGCGAGATTCTTTAATATTGGCAGTAAGAGCAGGTGAAGCAGTATATGGTGCGATGAGAATATTAAGAGCTGAAAGAAATGAAGCAGAAAAGCTTTCAAACTTGGTAAAAAATGATAAAGAGAAAAAAAAAATATATAATAAATGGTTAGAAAAAACATTAATAGCATCAAATAATGGAGAAAAATTAAACAGTAAAATAGATGATATAATTGATAATATAGAGTTCATAATAAAATATAAAATAGATTCAACAGAACCAGGGGATTATATAAGCGAATTCTTTGATAATATAAAATTAGCTATGAGTATAATAAGTGATGGATTAAAAATAAAAGAAAAGGTGACAACAGCACGTCAAGAAGCAATAAAAGAAATACAAAAAGAATTTCATGAAGTTTGTGTGAAAAAAAGAAAACCAGAAGAGATAGAAATAGATAATATGTTTGAAAATTTTAGTATAAAAAATAATGGTAAAAAAGTTCAAAAGGTAGTAAATAAAGATTAATTAAAATCTAATTATTAAGATTAAGATTAAACATATCAAGAGTAATGTAATTCATCATTTCACGATGAGGAAGTTCAATCTCAAAATGATGAATAATATCTTGACGAAACTCGGGGTTTGTAAGCTCTTGCATGTCTCTGTTTTCGTTTTGAAGAAGGAGTTCAGCGCGGCACTCGAAAGAAGAAGAAGAAGACATGTTGGCTGTTCATTATAAAATATAAGTATAATGTTTGAAATCAATTTTTTTTATATCTAACGAAATAAGCGGTCATATCCACCCATAAATGTTAGATGTAAATAAAATTGAATAAGACTATAATATAATATATATATACTTGCTAGTCATCGGCCAATAAAAGATGACAAATTATTATTATGATTTACCAGATGATATTCACGATAATATAAATAAATTTCTAGAAGCAAAAAATATTATTGGTATAGCTTCTAGAAAATTTATAAACAGAAATATAAACAGAAAGAAGATGTTAAAAGAATTGGTGAATAAAATAGAAGAAGAAGGTGTCTGTAATCAAAATATATTTTACAACGCTAAAGAATATAACTCGATGTCAGTATATGTAGCAAAATATCTAAAATTGTTAGCAAAAAATATAACTGGTAGAGAAACAAAAGCTAGTATTGAAGAAAGTGAATTTTGGAAAGAAGTATTGAATTGTACTATTAGGGGTATTTATGTAGACGAATATTCAGGTGGTCCAGATGCAGTATATTGGTGGGAATCATTGGATTCATTTAATATAATATATAATAAATTTAAAAAATATGATGTAAATTTTACACTAGATGCAAATGAAGAAATAATGATACAAAAAATATATTGATGCGTTAAGACCATTATAAGCGGTCATATCCCCCCCATAATCCAGCCCCCCAAAAAAATATTTTTTATTGAAGTAAAAAATTGAATAAAAAATAATAATTAAATAATAAGTGTAAAGGTAATGAATTATTTTTATGATTTACCAGATGATATACAAAATTATATAAATGAAACAGCTGCATTAAAAATAATTGATATAGCTGCTAGAAAATTTATAAACAGAAAGAAGATGCTAAAAGAATTGGTGAATAAAATAGAAGAAGATAGTTTCAAATTTCATTCAGAATCTTATATAGCAAGCTGTGGAGGTCAAAGACTATATGAGTCAAAGTCAGTTAGGACATCAAATGGTATAGAATTATTAGCAAAAAATATAAATGGTAGAGAAACTAAAGCTAGTATTGAAGAAAGTGAATTTTGGAATGAAGTATTGAAACGTATAACTCGTGGAGTGTATTTCGATCAATTTTCAAGTGATTCTGGAAGAAAAGGAAGAGATTGTTGGTGGAAAACATGGGAGTCATATAAAAAAATATATAATAAATTTAGCAAACATAATAAAAATTTTAGAATAACCGCGGAAGAATTTGAAGAAGAAGTAGGAGCAGATTTTATATATGGAATAGATCAAGAGCATCTCTAATAAAATTATTTTTATTGAAATAAAAAATTGAATAAAAATAATAATTAAATAATAATTATGAAGATGAAGATGAAGAATTATTTTTATGATTTACCAGATGATATACAGAATTATATTCTATCAATTAGATTACAATCGGGTTTATTAAGATGGAGAAAATCATATAGAGAAAGAAATAATATGATGAAAGAACTATTAAATTATTTAAAAGAAGAAAGTGATATGGGGAGAAATAATTCAAGAATAAGATATTATAATGTAATGTCTCGTGATACAGCAAAGGTTTTGAAAATATTAGCAAAGAATATGACTGGTAAAGAAAGTCAAACATTTGAAGGTAGAAGATTTTGGGTAGGAAGAGTATTAAGACGGATAAATAGAGGATTGCGATATTATAATTATGGTGCGGTTCGTCTAAGAAATTATATAAGTTGTGAGAAATCATTTGACACAATATATCATAAATTAAAAAAATATGATAGAAATTTACCAAATATAGATTATTTCCGTAATTTACAAATATTTTAGAAACTAAAAGTATTTAAAGATTTAAGTAAAATATATAGTATAAAATAAAAAATAAATTTTTTTATTAAAAAAAAAATTGATGAGCATAATTTAAAATTTATAAATGATGATTATTAATAAATGCTCGCATAACTCAGTTGGTTAGAGTGTTGGTCTTATGAGCCAAAAGTCGCAAGTTCGAGCCTTGCTGTGAGTATTTTATTAGCTTCTATGGTGTAGTTGGTTAGCACTGCGGTTTTTGATACCGCCGACCGAGGTTCGAATCCTCGTGGAAGCTCTCTTTTTAAATAAATTCCCCTATAGCTCAGTTGGTAGAGCGCATGGCTGTTAACCATGATGTCGGCAGTTCGAGCCTGTCTGGGGGAGTTTTTTGGACTTTTATTTCCAGTCCAAATTATTTTAAACCATAATTGGTTTAAATTTTTGAGTCACTGTGCCCGAGTGGTCTAAGGGGGTTGACTTAAGCTCAACTGTCGCAAGACGCGTGGGTTCGAACCCCACCGGTGACACTATTTTTTTTTCATAAAAAAATAATATATATAAAAAAATATATATATATTATTTAATAAAAAGTTGCTAGCCATTCTTCTGCTTGGATATAAGTGTCAAATGTTCTAGCTTTTTTTTTAATTCTAGCTTGATATCTTCCAGAATCACGAATACATATAGTTCCTGTTCCTTTTTTTCGAGTTTTATTATCTAATTCTGTCAATTGTAATCCATTTAAAAGTTCAACACGACGAGCATATAACCAATCCCAACATTTATCTTCATTTGGATTAGAAAATTGATATGGTTTTTCAAAATAAATTAATTTTGCTTGCCAACCATTAGCATCACATCTCTTAACAACACAACCAATATTTTTTATAGTATTAATTGACTGTGTATTATTTAAATTAGTAGACCATTCCAAATTACTTATATTATTGTTTAATTTATTATATTGATTTATATGATTAATCATAGGCAAATTATCAGGATTTGGAATAATTGTTAATCCAACTAATCTATGAACGTCATAAGTTTTTTTTCCTTCTGTATTATATAGAGAAACTTCAAAATATCCTTTTGAATTAATAGAAGGATTTAAAACATATTCATCTTTATTTTTAATTCTACCTTCATTTGAAACTGAATAGTTTTCATACCCATCAATTTTCTTCCAATATTCGGTGTCATTAGTATCTGAAGAAACCCCTTCTTCCATTCTAATTATTATTTAAAATATAACTTTAAATAATAATCAATTTTAAATTTATTTTCGAAGCCACTCTTCCGCAAGTAATTTAGCATCATTACTGTAATAAAATTTTAAGAGATTTTGTAATTCTTCAGTGGTTTCACTAGCTAAGCGTTCATTACTTAAATCCTGATATCTGGTTGTAATTTTTTCCCAAGCATCTCTAAATGATCTTAAATTACGTATTAATTCATCACGTGACATTTTACTTAATGGTTTTGGAAGAGGTTTCCACATACCTTTAAAATTAGTAATGGGTTTATCACTACGAACCTTTATTTTTTTTTCAATATCTTTTTGGTCTTTTCTAGGAAGTAAGTAACATATTAATGATAAATCTTTATCTGTCATTGTATGACCACTAACACGCCATAAACCTTGTGCGATGTTTTTTTTTGAACCACTAACATTAACCTTATATTTTTTTTTCATTTTTTCAAGGATTTGAATTGAAACACCAGTAGATTTTTTAGTGGTTGAAACATTTTTTAAATTTTTTTTACCAATTTTTCTAGTAACCATTATATATAGATTAATATAAAAAATATAAAATATAAAATTACGCAAAAAATTTAAAATCAATTTCTTCTAAATAAATTCATATTCATAGTACCACTTCTTCGTATTCTATTATTACTATTAATAAGACTAAATGATGTAGTAGTAAAATTAGAATTAACTCTGGTATTACTTCTATTATTATTACTTAAATTTCTAGAAAAGAATTGATTGTTACGAATATTACGATTAGAATTAGTATTTAAAACAAAATTGGTATATACAGGATTTGATGGAGTGGGTAAAGGCATAGGAGATGGTGGTGGAGGAACATATTGTGGTGTAACAGGTGTAGAAGATAAATCAATAATATTAAGCTGTTCTTCGATATCAATAAAATTAAAATAACTGTTATAAATGCGTGATAAACGCAAATTATAGTCATCTATGAATTGTTCAATTTGTGGATCATTAATAAGATTAATAGGAAGATAATTATGCTCATCAAAAAAATGAGATTCAGGTAAAACATTTTTAGTTCTACAAGTAGGACAAGTATTATTTCTAAAACACCAACGATATAAACAATTATAATGAAAATGATGATTACATTGAGTAGTGAATAGTCTATTATTTTGTAAAATATCATCAGGATACTCGTCCCCGAAACAAATAGAACAAGTATAATCTAATTGATTATTCATAATATAATAAAAGTATATAAAGAATAATCCATATAAAATAATAAGTAAAAAAGTTAGATTAAAAAAAAATTGATAAGAATATAAAAATTATATTATAACAATAATATATATATCAATATCACTTTTTAATTTTCCCGGTTAGCTCAGCAGGTAGAGCGCTAGACTTTTAATCTAGTGGTCATGGGTTCGATCCCCATATCGGGAATAAGCCCGCGTGGCGCAATGGATAGCGCACCAGACTTCTAATCTGGGGGTTGCGGGTTCGAGTCCCGCCGTGGGTTTAATTTTTTTTTTTGGGCTATAGTCTAGTGGTTAGGATAACCCGCTTTCACCGGGTAGACCGGGGTTCAATTCCCCGTAGCCCAATTCACATCAAATAAAAAAATATATATAAAAAATATTTTTTATATATATTTAAAGTTATAAATAAATATATATTATATTTGATATCAAATATAATGTCAGGAATAGAAATGTGTGATGATAAAATGCCTATTGATAATGTATTTTATGACAAATTAACAGAAATAAACAATTTATTTAAAGAAAAGAATTTTAAATCAAAAATAGGCTCAAAATTATCAAATGATTCAGTTTATCAAACAATAATTTATTTTAATCCAATAAATGAGACAGAACAATATGTATTAAATATAATTAGTAAAAATTCAATGAATATAACAATACCAATAGAAAAATCAAACAATTATTTTACAACAATTGTAAAAGATATAAATTCATTATATGAATTAATAAAAACACATTTAAAATAATAATATAAAAAATAAATAATTATAAATAATATAATGGCAAGCGTTCGTGAAAATATGGTTGTATTAACAGATACAGAAAAACCTAACATAAATTCAATTTCTGGAATGGCATTAGAGAGAATAAAAACAAAAGTAAGAGGTATAAAAATAAGACCAAGTACATTACATTTAATCATAAAATATGTAATGGAAACAGTTGAAGAAACACCAATAAAAGGTACAGAACAAAAAGAAATGGCTTTAAGATTAATAAGAGTATTAGCTGTTGATTTTACAGAAGGTGAAGATGAGAAAGTAATAGTAGGTTTATTAGATGATGGAACAATTGGTAATATGATTGATTTAATAGTAGATGCTACAAGAGGAAAATTAGATGTAAATAGAACATTAGAAGTAGCTGTTGCGGGTGCGAATAGATGTATCCCGTATTTATGTGGATAGCGGGAAATCCGCCAAAAGAAACCTATGGTGCGGGAACCGTCCCGTACGCGGAGCTTCGCTAATAGTCGCGTGTGGGGCGACCTCCCCACGCAGAGCTCCTTAAAGCACGCGGAGCTGCGCTAAATATTTTTTTTTGGGTGTAAAAAAAACTATATTATTATTATTAAATAGTAGTAATTATATAGAAACTTAACAGACCATAACATCAGCCCAATTGTTAGGAGTATCTTTAAACCCTTTACCCCAAACAATATCTTCAACAGGCGGAACATCAAAATCCTCAGATAAAATAAATGTACAGATATCCATATTAATAGTAGATGGAATTTTAGTTTTAGTTTTAGTTTCAGTTTTGTTCATAGGACAATACTTGACAGTATGTCCTTTTTGATTACAATTGGGGCAAGTAATAGAAAGAAGGTAAGGACAAACAACAACGCCTCGTTTGCGAATATTGTGTTTATCAAAATCAGGATTGCAAGCATCATAACATACTTTGCAGAAAGGTTTGCGCGCAGTCATTGTGTGTTGTAATCGTATGAAAGGTGGTAGGATATAAAAAAAATAAGTAATAAACGATGTCAATTTTTTTTTAATATAACAGAATTGCTATAACAGCACCGATAAATGTATTAATAAAATTAACAACTTCATTAGTTAAAATAAATGAACTAGCCACAGAAAGAGCACCTTTACTTTTTTGTAAAGTAGAACCAATAATACTTTCAATATTAGTAGCAGTAAAAGCAGCAATAGTGCAAGGAAGAAGTGCGTTAATATTAACAAAATTAATTTTAATAGCATATATTGTTAAGAGAAATGATCCAGCAATACCAGCAAGTGTTCCTTCAAGACTAACAGCACCTTCTGTTCCAGGTGATACAGGTTTAAATGTAGTAATTGAATATGTATTTTTACCAAAAACTTTACCAATTTCACTAGCAAATGTATCAGATAATTTAGTAGCAAGTGAAGCAACATAACCAATATTAAATATTGAAGCAGATTTATAATAAATAGCAGATAAAAGACAACATAGAGCAGCAACAGTGGCTGAACCTAAAACATTTTCCATACCACGTCTACCTTGTCGTGGTTCTGCAATATTAAGTTTTTCTTTATATTTAAAACCAATTTTAGTAACTATTGAACCAAATATAAAGTAGATAGCACAAATAGACCATCCTTGTAATCCAAGTGTGGTCCATAGTAAGATACCAAGAAGCCAAGAGGTAATAAGTCCATTATCAGTAAGAAATGGTTGTTTAAAAGTTATACCAGCTAAGGCTAAGATAGAATTAATTTTAATTGCTTCTGTAAATATATTAGAACGAATAGGTAAATTGCGTGGATTAGATAGTTTAGGATGTAAAATAGTATTAGTTTGAAGAGTTTGAAGAGTTTGATTATATTCAGCGGAATTGGTTCGATGTGCGAATTTTTGATGAAAAATTCGTACTGCTCGCATGGGCATCATGAAAGCATTATTAAAAGATAAATAAAATGTAATAATAAGAATAATATTCTTACGAATATGCAGTGAAATAGAATATCCTGCCATTAAATATTAAGAGATAATTATAAAATAATAAAAAAAAAATTTATCAATTAAAAAATAAATAAATTTTTTTAATTTTTATACATTAAGTCCAGCAATAGTTTGTGATTGTATAACATTTCTGGGAGGAATAGAAAATCGTCGTTTAGAATCAGCATAATTATTAAGAGGAGGAGGAGTTTCATCAATTTGAACAGATTCTTCCTGAAGTTTATCTTTAGAATTAAAAATGAATTTTTGCATAAGTTTCATCATAAATTTTTCAACAATATTTTTATTATTATAAGCTTGTTCTTTATCATGGTCTTGATATCTTTTATAGAAATGTGATAATTCACATTTAGTAAGACCATTATTGATTTGTGATTCTTTTAAATCTAATATTTCTTCTAATAAAGTTCCACTGATAGGATCAGGTTTATAATCATAAGGTAAACAACAATCAGGTTTTAATTTACAAATAGTGCACATTTTTTGGAAACACATAGGGAAACAATCATAGAAAAAGAAATTAAGACAATATCTTTTGCGCAATCGTGCGTTTAATATTTCTTGTGAAAACATTTTATCAATCATAATAAAAGCAGTTTTTAAATAAATAATATTATTAACAAATCTTTTTTTATTAACATTAAGTTCATTAATTCTTTCTCTATATCTTTTGCGGTCCTTAGAAGAAAGTTCAGGTCTATTTTTTAAAATAGCATTAATTAAACGTAATTCATTTTTAATATTTTTTAAAGTAGTAATAGTTTTAGTTTTATAATCATGTATTTTTTTAATAAGAGAAAAGACATTAGTATTATAAATAAGTGGATATCTATATCTAATTCTACTAGGAATTAAAAAAGGATTAGTTTCTTTAATATCAGCGATTTTTTCTTCAATACTATGAATTTTATCTTTTAATATAGTTAATAATTTAAGTTCATTTTTATTATATTTAGATCTTAACATAGTTTTTTTATCATCATTATCATTATCAGAATCATCAGTAGAAGATGGAGAATTAGAGTTAAAATTAGAATTAGAGTCAGCATATAATTTGGTCATCATATTTTTCCATTTACTAGGTTTTCTATAGGGTGTATTAGTAGGACTAGCATTATTAGAATTTTTTTTTTTACATTTAGATTTTTTTCTACTAATTTTTCTCATATTATTATTAAATAATAGCAATTTACCAGATTGAAATTCAACAAATGATTGTAATTTATCATATTGATGAGCAGTGATTTTATAAGCTTGTGAAGCAGCATCTAATTTCATAAAACTAATAATTGATAATAAAAATGTTAAAAATCCATTTAATCCAGATAAAACATAATTACCATATAAATCATCAGCACCAAAATGAGATTGTGCTACGGTGCAAAAACCAGAAATAGCTATTGCTGGAATCATTAATATGTATAATCTAATAATGGTATAAGTGCAAGCTTCCATGTATATAATTTTCTGACCTTTTAAATAACTAGCTAATATATCGAGTGCTGAAGAATATCTTTGTGCGAAATCCAAATCATAGTATTTATTAATATGAGCTTTAACATCATTATATGATAATTTTTTATATGCGATTCTATATTCATCATAATCACAATCATAATCACTATCAGATACACTAGAATCACTAGGTTCACTAACTGTATGATAAAAAAAACGAGGGATATTAGGGGGTAGTTTTTGAATATTATGATTAGTATTATTAGTATTATTAGAATTATTAGAATTATTGGTATTAGTAATAGAATTAGTATAATTGGAAATAGGATTAGAATTAGAAATAGGATTAGAATTATTATTAGAAATATCATATTCATTCAAATTAATATTACGAAGATTAGTGGTATGTAAATTATAAGAAGTAGGTGGTAAATGAAATATATCTTTTTCAACAATTTTTTCAATAATATTAGACGCATTATTATTAGAAATATCAAAAGACCTAACCCTGGCTAAATTTTTATTGATATTATTAGAAGAATTATCAATTTTAATAGTAATAGCAGAATTATCATCATCATCAGTATTAAAAGCAAAATTTTTCAACATAAAAAATAGTATTATAAGAAAATAAAAAAGAAATAGAATATTAACATATAAAATTTAATTACCAGTTGAACCAAATCCACCAGTTCCACGATTAGTTTTATCACCTAATCTTGAAACATCATCAACAATATAAACATACATAGGAAATTCAAGATTAGGAGGACATAATTGTACATATCTATTACCTTCTTCAAGAATAAATTCCATAAAATCATAACCTTGTGTATTATCAAATACGGCCTTAATATTACCTCTATATCCAGAATCAATAATACCGACGGAATTAGCTAATCTAAGAGGGGTTTTAACAGGTGTGCTGGATCGAGAATATAAATAATATCCTACATATCTATTATTGATTTTCATACAACATTGAATTTTATGATCTAATGTAATTTTTTGAGCTCCAATACTTTCAGTATTTTGAGGACAAATAAGATCAAAGCCGGAATTAAAACAATATTTTTCTATATCAGTATTATTTTTAACAGCATCTAAATATAAATCAACATTTAAATTATTTTTAAGTGAGAATTGAGTATATAAATCTTTAACATTATCAGATACATCAGGGTGAATATAAATATATAATCTATAATATGGAATAATTTTGTCAGAATCATCTTTATCTAATATATCTAATACATTATTGTAATTAATATAATCAAGTAGTTCATAATCAGAAAGCTTAGAAATACCTGTGCTATTAATAAAATTAATAATATAACAAAGATATCTTCTAACAAATAAAGAAGCAAATATAGAACCAATAAATATAGCAGGATATATAGAAATTAACATATTAATAATATTATTAATAGTAATAATTTTAAATAGTATTATTAAATCAATTTTAAAAAAAAATTGAATAAATATAAATAAATAAGTAAATCTAATACATAAAATAATAAAAAAAAATGTTAAATGAAAACAAACTATTTCAAATACCAGGAGATTTAGTTTTTGCAACAATTATTAGAAGACCATCAAAACAAAATAAATCACCTTATGTAGCTGATATAAATGTAGATGGTCGTGAAACATTATGTCATGTTCCTGCCCAAAATTGTGCTGGAAAATGTTGTTCAGGTGCAAAAGCTCTTGTTCGTGTTGCAACAAAAGCAAATGGGAAACCAGTAGGTGCAAATGCAATTGGTGGAAAATTTAAAATGTTAAAATGTGAATATATAATGCAACTAATATGGTTTAATGATACATGGACGTGTGCTCATCCAACATTAGGAGAAAAATTGGCGTATGAACTTATAATACAAAATAAGATTCCAGAACTTCGTCCAATAAAAAGTTTTCAAAAAGAAGTTTCAAAATATTATAATACAGATATGCGTATAGATATAGTAGCAACACATGATGATGATAGTAAAACAATGATTGAAGTAAAAACACCTATTGATGCAGATACAGAATTAGATGATAAGATGAAAAAAATAACAAAGTTTGACAAAGAAAATACTTGTTCAATATTTCCATTAGGAAAACGAAATCAAATAGGACCAAATAAAAAAAAAGTAGTATCAGCACGAGCAATACGACATATTCATGAACTATCACAAGTAGCTAAAAGCAAAAAAAATGATTCAAATGCGCCATCTGCAGTAGTATTATTTATTGTAGCACGTGCAGACGTAAAAAACTTTTATATAAATCATTGGGGTTGTCCTATATTAGCAGAATATGTTGAACAAGCAAAAAAAGACGGGGTAACTTTTATTGCAAGACAAATTGGCTGGAATGATGATGGTAGTGGGTTTGATCTAGGTAATATTCCTATATTAGAAAAAATAAATGTTACAATTGAAGACTTAAGTAATCGTGTAATAATTATTGAAAAACAAGTAAATACACTACTTGAAAAAAAAATTTAAAATAAATTTAAATTTATTAGAATTAAATTTATTTAATAAAGGTAGAAGTAAAAAAAATTGATTAAATATAAAAAAATAATTAATGATAAATATTAACAAAATTACGATGCTAAGCACGAAGGACGAGAAGTATATTAGTGAGGCGAGTATGGAGGCGTTGAAATCACCAGTTTTGATGAGGCATGGAGCTATTGCTGTTGCGAATGGTAAAATTATAGGTCGTGGTCATAATGATTATCGTACGACATCAAAAGATAATTTTATTACAGATAGTTGTACGATGCATGCGGAGATAGGAGCTATGAGGAATATGTTTCATTCTTGTGGTTCAAATGCATATGGAAAATACAGTAATAGTATAAAAGTCGTCTAAGAAAAATAAAGATTTAGATAATATAAAAAAATTATACAAAAAAACGACGATTTATGTAGTGAGGCGTGATAATAAAGAAAATTTAAAAGATTCAGCACCATGTATAAATTGTTTAAATACTATGATAAACTTAAATATAAAAAGAATAGTATTTAGTTCAACAGATGATACATTTATAAGTTGTAGTCCGTGTGATTTAACATTAGAACATTTAAGTGCTGGTGAAAAGTTTTTAAGAAATAATGGATATAAGCAAGCTCAGCAAGCAATATTGCGAGCATCAGGATAATTATTTAAATGTAAGCATTTTTTTTTAAATAAAGTGCTATCATTATAATATAAGCCATATCCAGGTGTAAAACCATTAGCAACATGTGTAAGATCTTTTGTAATATTACATTTAAGTCTATCTTTAGTTCCTAAACAAAGAGCTTTATCTTTAAGTTCTTGGGTATAATTACTTCTATCAATACTACATTTATTTTTAGTAATATCAAGCTGTTGTGATTGATCTCTGCTGTATAAATTATGTTTATTTAAATTAGCACCAATTAATGCTGCATTGACAGTCTTATAACAATCAAATGAATTATTAACAGAACATTTAATTTCATTATTAACTATTCTGGTTTTAAGATATCCAGAATAATTTTTAACACTAACACTAGGATTATTATTGGGTAATTTACAAGCAGTATATGAAATAGCAGAGTTAGGATTACCTATATAATTATTGTTGTTAGTTCCATTTAATGAGAAATTACCATTAGTATTATTTAATTTTTTAGAATATTTAGTTCCAGCTTTTCTTGCTAATGTAGAACCAGAACCGCTAGAGACATTAACAGGTTTAGCACCAATAACATTATTATTACGATAATTAGGATAATAGACCATATTATATATAGTATAATATAAAATTAGGAAAAAAAAAATTGAAAATAAAAAAAAATAAAAAATAAATTAACATTAAAGAAGAAAAAAATAAAATTATAAAGAAAAAATAATATGGAAAGATATGTTCCACCTCATCGTAAAACATTTTCTAATCCTAAAAGTTATGCAAATATAGCAAAACAGGAAAAAATAAATAAAAATATAGAGAAAGAGTTTAAGAAAGATATAAAGAAAAACGGTTGGTATTTTCTAAATAAAAACAATATATTATTAAATCAAGTAAATAATAATAAAAAATTGTCAACAAATCAAAGGGAAACTTCATATAAAGAAAATTATATAAATTGTATAAATAAATTAAGTAATAATTGGAATAATTTTAGAAATAAAGATATAGAATTAGTAGGGGATAGGTCAGAATATATAAATTATGAAGAAGAAATAAATAAAATAGCAGATGAAGATGAAGAAATTCAGAAACTATTACAAGAATATAATGAAACATTAAGTGAAGATAGTGATACAGAAAATGAACAAAATAGACATCTAATATATTAAAAATTAACAAAATAAGTTAATTTATATATTATATAAAATTTTTTTTTATATAATATGTTAAACATAGATGATTTAAACATAGAAGAATTAAATAATGATTTAGAAAGTATGGAAAAAAATATAAGTAAAATAAATATAATAATAATTATGACAGATGAGGATAGGATAGAAAAAATAATAAAAAAAAAACAAAGATTAGAAGATAATATATTAAAATTAGAAGTAGTAAATGAAATAATAAATAAAGTAAACAGTGAATATTGTAAAGATGAATATAAAATAAATTATTTATTAAATTTTGCGATAAATACAAATACAGATACATTAGAATATTTAAATAATTCAGAAAAAAAAGAAGATATAAAAAATATAACTGAAACAATATATGAGTTAGATATTTTAAAAAATTTAAAAGATATAAAATATGATATAGATAATAAAAAAAATAATACTATAAATTTTATAGATACAAATTCATTAATAATAATATTAAAAAGATTAGAAAAAATATATTATGTAAAAAAAAGACATAATAATAATAATAATAATAGGAAAACAAAAAAAAGAAATATATATTAAAATTAAATTGATAATTAATTATAATATATTATAATATGAATTATAATAATTTATTCTCAGTATTAATGAGGGATAATTCAAATATAAATCCGTGGAACACACAGTTAATGGAAGAAAATCCTTCAACTCAAAATTTATTTTTAAATTATAATTCAAATGAAAATTCAAATGAAAATTCAAATGAAAATTCAAATGAAATAGACCACATGAGTGAGAATACAGATGGAAATAATCTATATAATTTATTAGATAATTCAACAAATTCAATATTTAATCATATAAATCAAATATTTAATAATAATTCAACAGATTCTTCATCAAATAATGAAGAAGTAGAACCAATAAATTGGATAATGAGAAATATATTAAATAATCCATTACCATATCGTAGAAGACAAAGATATATTGTAAATCCAAATGTATTAGATAATAATTATTTTCTAGAAAATTTTATAAATAATACATTAGAAAGTGATAAAAATAAATATAAAAGAGTAATAGATGATGAAGAATTTAAAAATTTAAAAAGACAAAAATATAAAAATGAGTATAAAGAAATATATGATGCTTCAGAATGTCCAATTTTCTGTGTTCCATTTGAAGAAGATGATGATATAATAATATTACCATGTAATCATTTATATACTGAAAGTGCAATAGAAAAATGGTTAACAGAAGAATCAAATACTTGTCCTGTTTGTAGATATGAATTTAAACATAAAGAAATAAAAAATGAAGAAGAAGAAGAAGAAGAAGAAGAAGAAGAAAATGAAGAAAGAGAAGAAGAAGGAGAAGACGAAGGAGAAAACGAAGGAGAAGATGAAGGAGAAATAGATTTAACAAATAGACAAAATAGACGAAATAGAATAAATAGATTAATGAGATCATTAAGACGAAATATAATGAGAAATAATAGAATGTTAAATGAAAGTTTAATGAGTTTAACAAATATACAAACAACAAATAATTATAATAATAATGATGATGACGATGAGTTATTATTACAACAAGCAATATATGAAAGTTTAAGAGAAACAGGAAATAATGAAGAAAATGAAAATAATGAAAATAATGAATAATAAAAAATAAATAAAAAATTGATAAAAAAATAACTATATTATTATACAAAAAATATGGATAATAATATAGAAGAGTATAAAGATACATTATCAGAATTAGAAAAAAAAGCGCTGGAAATAGCAGTAAAAAATTTAGAGTCATCTTTTAATTTAGAAAAATCAATAGGATATCAAGAATTTTTAAAATCAAAAGAAAAATAATATTTAAATTTTGTATTTAAAATTAAATAGAATTTTTTTTGATAAACCAGAATTGGAATGAAAACAAGATTTTTCGATATTATTACTTTTAAATAAATTAGTAAGCATCTCATTAATTATATAATTATTATTTGTCAAAAAATCATATATATCAGTAATATCATCAACAGTGCAAATATGTAGATTACTAGCATAAGATTTAATTTTAGAATCAATAACATATTGACAATATGATTCATTAGCTTTATTAATTTTAGTTGAAACATTTTTTATTGATATAGTTTTAATATAATCTTTAAAAGGGCCTTTTGGTATTTTATTAAGTGTTAATATATGAAAATAATATTGGGTTTTATTATCATAATAAATATCAGTTAATAAATTATAACTTTCATAAATATCAGTACTCATAGTTTATGTAGTAGATATATATAAATATAATATAATATTATTAATATAATAATAATATAATAATGAATTATGAAGAATATGAGGGTGGAAAAACAAAAAGTATAAAACAAAAATTTTTAGGTGAAGGATCTTATGGGTGTGTTTGGAAACCAGGAATAACTTGTAGTGGAAATTCTTTAAAAGATAAAGAATTGGTAACGAAAATAACTGAAAAAAATTTTTACAGTACAAATGAATTACAAATAGGAAATTCATTAAAAAGTATAAAAGGATATAATAAAAGATTTGGTGGTGTAAAAAAATATTGTATAGTAGAATTTAATAAATTAATAAATTCAAAGATAAATTTAAACAATTGTCATAAATTACTAGAACATATAGAGTATGAGAATGAAGCTATTGAAAAATTATTAGCAAGTAAATTTTATTTATTTCATATAAAATATAAAAAAGGTGAAACTTTATATGAACATTTTAATAAAAATAATGAGATTATAAATAATAATAAACTATATAGTGCGAAATATATTCATTCTCTTTATTTTTTATTGAATTCTATACAATTATTAATAAATAAAAAGATAGTTCATAATGATTTACATTATAATAATATAATCTATAATACAGATAAAAATATTCCAATAATAATTGATTTTGGATTAAGTTTTGATAAAAGAAAATTTCATATTTCAGATAATAAATTCAAATATTCATATATTCATAATATTTTAATGAAATATTCAATAGATATAAATAGAAATTATATCTATAATATTGAAAAAAGATTAATAACCTATTTAATCTATAATAGAACATCAAAATTTAATAATAAAGTAAATGATGATTTACAAAAAAATGAATTAACAAAAGAAAATATAGAATTTTTTATAGAAGATTCATACAATACAATGGAACATAATTATAAAGATATAATTTTAACAGAATTAGAATTAGAAGTATACAAAAAATCTTTATATAATTATTTAATGAGATTTGAAAATAAAGAGAAATATCCATATTATTCAACAATTTTATCAGAATTATTACCATTAGCATATAAATTTATAGATATACATAGTATTAGTATAAATTATATAGATTTTTATATAAAAAATATAACAGAATTAAAAAATAGCAAATACTTATTTATTTATAATTTAATAGTGAATTTATTAAAAAAAATATTATTTCCAGAGCCGGAATATCGTTTAGAATGTAATCAATTGATTTCAATATTAGGATTTATAATAAAATATATAAATAATATAAAAAATTATAGTGAAAATATAAAGAGTGATTTTGATTCAAAATTATCAATTTTATTAAATGAAATAGATGTAAAATCAGAAATAATTTTAAATAGAAACTATGGATATATAAATTTTTCAGAAATTTTAACAAAAGAAAATATAGAATTAGTAAAAGATTTAAAAATAAAGATCAAATCTAAATAGCGGGAACCGTCAAAAAGAAACCTATGGTTTCCTTTAACCTTCCTATGATAATTAGTGGTTTGCACAGCAAACCACCTTTTATTATACGTGGGTTTTAGGGAGCAGAGCTCCTTAAAGCACGCGGAGCTTCGCTAAAATAGGAAAAAGTAGTTTTGGGAAGTTTTCGCAAATTTTCGCAAAATTAAATTAAAATATTAAGATAAAATATAAAAATATATATTTAATTTTTATATTTTGAGAAAGTATTAAATTATAATTGATTTTCGCTGATAAATTTGAAATTGAAATTTAATTTTAATATTTAATCTAAATTTTAAAATACTTTTAAGCTGAATTTTTGCGAACTTTACACACACCACTACAAATCACTCTCATTAGATTTATTACCCACACCTAAATGTTAGATAAATAAAATTTATGCAGAAATACCATTTAAAAATCTTAAATTACGACACCAATTACATACACCAGGATTATGATTATCGTTTGTACAAATAATTTCTAATTCTTGATTATATTGTTTTGTAATATTAGAATTAATATTTTTTTTTTCCTCTTTAATTTCACTTATTTTTTTACAAGTAGATACATCACAATTATTTTTATTATTAAATAAATATTCAGCAAGAGTCACAGCAAATATAGTTTTTTGGCGAACCATAATTTTTATTATTATAAATATATATTGAATAATAATAAAATAAACTATTTTTATCAATTTTATTTTTTATCTAACACTACAAATCACTCTCATTAGATTTATTACCAACAGATAATTCGGACATTATTTCTCGTTTTAATTGACGCTTAAGCTCCTCTCTATCTACCGCAACCTTATTAATATGCTCTTCTTCCTCACGCTTTTTCCATATATTAATTATACTATTATGTACAGTATCCGTGGCTACATCATGACGATACATAGTTTGACCTCCACCATTATGATACCACCAATTAACATATGCCTCATCATGATTTCTATCAATAGCTAAAAAAACAACCAAATCTTCCAGCTCACGAATCCTTTTAATTAATTGCTCTTCAGTACTCATTAATATATACAACTATTTTTTTCATAATAAAATACTAATATTAATGAATACCTTCTGTCATAAATATAGCAAGTGAAATAAGACCTAATATAGAAGCAATAATTTGTTTAAATGTAAATTTTTCCTTTAATACAAAAATAGAAACTATAAATAAACCTATAAAATGAAAAAGATGCCATATAATATTAATAATACCTAAATGCCCAAATTCTAAAAGTTTATAAGAAAATATTCCTGTAATAGCATATAATAAAATTCCTAATGGTAAATAATATTTAATAAATGATTTATTAATAGGTTTATAAGATATCTTAAATAAATATTGAGCAGAAATTTCGGAAAAAATAGTAATAAGTATGTATAAATAAAAAATAAAATTCATAATTATAATAATTATATATTAAATTATTATGATAATTAATTATTCATATTTTTAAAATCCTTAAAAGATATTTTTTTATTATCTAATTCAGTATCAGATTCATAATCAGAATAAATTTGATAATTATCATTATTAATATCTGTCATAACTTTACTAACATAATTTTTCAAATCATTATTACATAAATCAGAAAGATTAATATCATTATTCTTTTGTTTATAAAGTGTAAAAGTTGTATCAAGACAATTACTTATATCATTAATTAAATAAGTTTCACTATTAGATTTAATAATAAGAGTATTTTTATATTTTTTTTTAAATTCATTAATAGTTCCTTCATACTTATATTTATTAGAAATATAATTTTCAATATTAGATTTTTCAACAGATTTAGTTTTAGAATTAGAACTAGAATAAAAAATACTAGATTTTTGTTCTTCATTTTTTTTATCTTTATCTTCATCGCTTTCATCACTTACATCTTCATCTTTTAAAGTATTATCATAATTATCAATATAAATTTTTTTACAATCATATTCACAAACATAAATTCTTGATATAACATCAATATAATTAAAAGGAATAAGATTAGAAGACTTAGCATAATAATTAAATGAAGAATTATCAAAAGAATAATATAATATTATATCTCCATAAGAAGTATTATAAATAATATATTTATTTTTCAATAATTTTAAATATTCTTCATCCAAATCTTTATCTTCTAATTCATTATATTCATCAAGATATTCAAATAAAAAATTATCATACTCATAAAGTTTATTATTATTTTTATAAGCTAATACAAAATCATTAATCATTGGTTTGTATAAACAATATGAAACAAATACAATAGGTATAAATATAGAAGCAAAGAAAAAAAATGTAGTAATTAAAAGATAGTAAAAATAATTATATACTTCACAAGTTTCATTTTTATTATTTAAATATTCAAAATTTTCAAAAGAAAAATTATCTACATAAGTATTTTTATATTGATATTGATAAGAATTATTATATTCATATAAAACATAATCATCAAAATTGGCCATATTATAAAATATAATTAAATATTACAATTAATTTTTATATTATATTAAAAATATAATGTGTTACACAATTTCTTTAATAATAAATTTAAAAAATAAAAATAATGGAACAGAATTAGAAAACTTAATAAAAGATTCAAGTATAAACTGTAATAGTTCATCAAATTATTCAGATTTTAATTTAGAAGGAACAAATAACTATGTAAAAACAAATGATAAAGTAATTATTTTAGAATTTGATGAAATGAATAATATTTTAAATTTTATAGAATTTATAAGAACAATAAAAGATATAAAAATAGAATATATTTATAATAATAATAATATATTATTTGCCACAAAAAAATATTTGGAAAATTTAGATAGGAATTTACATAACAAAAAAGAAATATTAGATACAATAAATAAAAATAAATTAAATAATAAATATAAAAAAATTTATGATTTAATAGAGAATAAAAAATAATACAGCAAGAAATTCTATGACAAATTACTTATTAGATTTTCTGCGAGGTTTTCTAAATGATTTCTGTTTTTTATTATTCTTTTTTGTATTATTATTAGATTTTCTTTTAAAATTTTTAGGTGTATATTTAAATATAGCAGAAGGGAATTGTTCTATTTCATCTATATCTCTTTGAAGAGAATTAAATAATGAATAATCTTGTGAAAATCCTTGAAAAAATTCTTCTAATGTATCATATATTTTATTAAGTCTAACACCATTATTAGTAGCAGAAACATAAACATTATTTTGATTGTTAGGATTAACAGCAAGTTTATATTTTTTATCAATAATAGGTTTATCATTTATAATTTGTTTGTGTGATCCTTCACTAAAAATCTTAATAGTCATTATTAATATATATTTATAAAATATTTTATAAATATTTATTAAATGAGAACTTTAAAAAAAAAACAAATAAAATTAAAAAATACAATAAAATTGAAAAGGTTAAATACAAATTATAAAAAGAGTATAATGAAAGGAGGTGACTATAAACAAGACTATATAGAAATATTAAAACAATTAGAATACTATAACAGAAAATATGAAAAACAACAATTTAAAGCAAAAATATATAGAGAATCAATAGAACAAATAAAAAACTTAAATAAAGAATTAGAATCATCAAATGATATAAAAAATTTACCAGGAATAGGAAAAGCAGTAATAGAGAAATTAGATGAATTTATAAAAGATGGAAAAGTAAATAATCTAGAAAAATTAAAAGAAAAATATGGAACAGAAGAATATGAAAAAGAAAAAATAAGACAAGAAAAAAAAGAAGTATTCTTAAAAATACATGGAATAGGAGATGCTGCTGCTGAAAAAATATTAGAAATGGGAATAACAACAATAGAAGAATTAAAAAAAAGAAAAGATGAAGAAATTCCAGGCAAAGGAAAGAAAAAATTAAAATTATTAAATGAAACACAACAAAAAGGATTAGAATATTATGAAGATATACTAAAACGAATTCCAAGACAAGAAGTAGATAAATATAAATTAGAAATAAATAAATTATTTTTAGAACTATTAAAAAATAACAACTCAAACGAAGAAGATAATAAATTAGAAATTGTAGGAAGTTATAGAAGAGGAAAAACAGATTCAGGTGATATAGATATAATTATAACTTCAAAAATAGATGATAATACAATATTTAATAATTTATTAGACAAATTAAAAGAAAAAGGATTAATAAAAGTATTTTTAAGTAGAGGAGAAAAAAAAAGTATGGTTATTGGAAAATTAAATGAAGAAAGCACAGCAAGAAGATTAGATTTCTTATATACATCACCAGATGAATATGCTTTTGCTATATTATATTTTACAGGTTCAAAAGATTTTAATACTGCTATGAGACAACATGCTTTAAAGAATGAATTAACTTTAAATGAACATGGATTTCATAAAATGAAAAACAAAATAAAAGGAGATAAAATAACATCAACCAAATTTGATACAGAAAAAGATATATTTGATTATCTAAATTTAGAATTTAAAGAACCACAAGAAAGAATAGATGAAAATTCAATAATTATAAAATCAAAAAAAGAAGAACCAAAAAAGGAAGAACCAAAAAAAGATGAACCAAAAAAAGGACAAAAAACTATGAAAGTAAAAATACCAAAATCAAATGCTGAAACATTAAAAAAAATGGGAAAAAAAGCAAAAATAAAAATAATTTCTGATAATGTTGAAAAATTTAAATCACAAGGCGCAACTATTTTAGAATCTTTATCAGAAGAAGAATTAACAGAAATACTAAAATATTCAAATCAAAAATATTATGCTGAAGATGAAGAATCATTATTAACTGATAATGAGTATGATATTTTAAGAGAATATGTATTAAAAAAATATCCAAATAATGAAACTGCCAAAAAACAACATGGAGATTTAGAAATAACATCAGATAAAAATAAAGTAAAATTACCTTATGAAATGTGGTCTATGGATAAAATCAAACCTGATACAAAAGAATTAGAAAAATTTAAAAAAAAATATTCAGGACCATATGTAATTTCTTGTAAATTAGATGGCGTAAGTGCTCTTTATTCAACAGAAGAAAATGAACCAAAATTATATACAAGAGGTGATGGTAAAATAGGTCAATCAATAGATCATTTAATACCTTATTTAAAATTACCAACAGAAAAAAATATAACTTTAAGAGGTGAAATCATCATTAAAGAAAATTTATTTAAAGAAAAATATTCAAATAAATATTCAAATTCACGAAATTTTATAGCAGGATTAGTAAACAAAAAAAAATTAAATAATAATGACATAAATATGTTAAAAGATATAGATTTTGTAGGTTATGAAGTAATAAAACCAGAAAATTTAAAACCATCAGAACAATTAAATAAAATAATAGAATTAAAAAAAATCTGTGTGAAATTTTTAGAAAATATAACTTCAACACAACTAACAAATGAGTTTTTATCAGAAAAATTAGTAGATTGGAGATCAAATTATGAATACACAATTGATGGTATAATTTGCTGTAATGATAAAGTTTATTCACGACAAAGTAAAAATCCTGATCATTGCTTTGCATTCAAAATGGTATTATCAGACCAAGCAGCCGAAGCTAAAGTATTAGATGTAATTTGGGCAGCCTCAAAAGATGGATATTTAAAACCTCG